TGGGCAAGGGTGAGAGCCTGGCTGTGCCGGACGATGCATTGTGAGGACTGCATGGGCTGCGACAAGAAACAGTAATCCGCGACACGTTTCGCGAATCAGCAAATTGTGTCGCGACACTGGAGGCAAGCATGGGCGATAAATCAGGCGAGCACGTGCACTGGGCTCACGATGGCCGAGGGCAACGCGAAGTGTTTGTGGACGGTGAGCGTATTGGCTGTGTGACCTACTGCGACACGAAGGACGGCATAGCTGTAGTGGCCGATATGCCTTTGCGCAGTAGTGACGGCAAGCACATCGACTACCGCCCTGTATGGGGCGAGATCAGGGTGGTTCCAATTGACCAGGCCAAAACCTCCAGCAGCACTGCTTGAGTTATCCGAACTGTCCGACTTCGGTATCCGCCTTACCCCAGCGCCTGAGGTGTGGGACTGGCTACAGGCCGAGATTCTTGCCGACACCGGCAGCATCCACAACCCAGACCATGCCCACCTACTGGATGCAGACATCCAGGTGATGTGGGCATCGTCGAGCTTCAACAAGCAGGGACGCACAGTCCTGGGGCAGGCCGAGCAGGTAGCGTTCCGTGCTGGTGGTTGGCAGAAGGCCAGGATGGAACAGCAGATGCGAGATTGGTTCGGCGATGTGCCGGCCTACATCATCACCTTGGCCGCCGATTACTGCGCTCAGTGCAGCGATACCGATTTCTGTGCCCTGGTTGAGCATGAGCTCTACCACATCGCTCAGGCGAAGGATGGATACGGCCAGCCCAAGTTCACCCAGGAAGGACTGCCAAAGCTTGAGATGCGCGGACACGACGTTGAGGAGTTCGTCGGTGTGGTCCGCCGCTATGGTGCGAGCCCTGATGTCCAGGTGCTGGTGGACGCTGCAAATAGTCCTGCCGAGGTGGGAAAACTCAACGTATCGAGGGCCTGCGGAACCTGTCTGCTCAAGTTGGCCTGAGGATAGACAGCAATAGACGGAACCCAACCCTATGGCAGCCCTGAGCAGCGAGGTGAAGGCCTTCATCGTTCAGGCGTTGGCCTGCTTCGATACACCCTCACAGGTGGCAGAGGCCGTCAAGCGTGAATTCAACGTCGAAGTGAGCCGCCAGCAGGTGGAATCGCACGACCCTACCAAGCGATGCAGCAAGACCCTCGCCAAGCGCTGGGTGGAGATGTTTCACGATGCTCGCAAGCGGTTCAGGGAGGAGACGGTAGACATCCCGATCGCTAATCGCGCCTATCGACTGCGCGCCATGAGCAGGTACGTGGAGAAGGCAGAGTCGATGAAAAACATCGGTCTTGCAATGCAGATCCTCGAGCAGGCGGCGAAGGAAGTCGGGGATGCCTACGTCAATCGCCGTGTAGAGCCAGACAAGTCGCTGGACGATGAGATAAAGCGACTGAACATCCAGAAGCTACAGCGCGAACTGGAAGACCCGAATAAGGGCCTGCCCGAGCCCAAGCAAGTAATCATCGGGGTAGAAGATGCAAGCGACCCTGAAGCTCAATAGGCCGCAGTTCGAGTTCATCAGTCACCCCAAGAAGTTTTCAGCGTTCGTCGGCGGCTACCGTAGCGGCAAGACGTTCGTGGGCTGCGTGCGGCTCTGCATCAACGCACTGGAGAATCCAGGCATACCGCAGGGCTACTTCGCTCCGACCTACCCGCAGATCGCCGACATCTTCTACGACACCATGCCGGTGGTTGCTGAGGCTTTCGGCCTGTTCGCCGACATCGTGCCGAGCAAGAAGCGCGTGTACCTGCGCGACAACCGCGGCCGGTGCCTATCGACGATCGTCTGCAAGAGCATGGAGCACCCGCACCGTATTGTGGGCTTCAACATCGCTCATGCCCTGGTCGACGAAATCGACTGTATGCCGATCAAGAAGGCCGACAGCGCCTGGAAGAAGATCATTGCGCGGATGTCCACGGTGTGGCCTGGCCGCGACATGAACACCATCGACGTCACCACGACGCCGGAGGGCTTCAACTGGGTGTATCGCAAGTTCGTCAAGGAGCTTGCTTCCAATCCGAGCCAGCGCCCGCTGTACGGCATCGTGCACGCCTCCACGCGGCAGAACGCCAAGAATCTGCCAAAGGACTACATCAAGTCGCTGCGCGAGTCCTACCCGGCGAACCTGGTGGACGCGTACATCGACGGCCTGTTCGTCAACCTGACGTCCGGCAGCGTGTACCCGAGCTTCTGCCGCAAGCAGAACCACACCGACGCAACGATTCGCCCGGGCGAGCAGCTGCACATCGGCATGGACTTCAACATCAACCGGATGGCGGCAACGATCCACGTCATTCGTGAAGGCCTTCCCATGCTGCTGGAAGAGGCCACAAGCCTATTCGATACGCCGGCGATGATCGTCGAGCTGAAGCGCCGGTTCCCAGGGCACAGCATCACGGTCTACCCGGACGCCAGCGGCAAGAACCGCAAGAGCGTGAACGGCAGCGAGTCAGACCACAGCTTGCTCCGCGCCGCCGGCTTCATGGTCATGGTCAACCCGTCCAACCCCATGGTCCGCGACCGGGTGCTGGCCGTGAATGCCATGTTTCTCAACATCGACCAGAAGCGCCGCTACCTGGTGAACACCGACAACTGCCCGGTCACCACCCAGGTGCTGGAGCAGCAGGCCTACGACGAGAAAGGCGAACCAAACAAGGACGGCACTGAAGACCCGGTCGACGCACTCGGCTACTTCATTGTCCAGCGCTTCCCGATTGCGGGCAGCTACACACTCGCGAACGTGAGCGAACAATGAGCGCATTCACTTACCTGAAAGACAGCCTGCAGAACCTGGTCGCAGGACTGGGTACTGCGCGCGACAAGGCTTCACACTCGCACTATGCGCCCCCAGAAATGGACGACCAGCAGCTGCTGAACGCCTTCCGTGGCTCCTGGACGGCCCAGAAGGGCGTGACCATCCCGGCGGTGGACGCCTGCCGCAACTGGCGCAACTGGCAAGCTGACAAAGCCCAGATCGAGCTGATCGAAGCGGAAGAGGAGCGCCTGAACGTCAAGGGCAAGACTCTGGAGGCTCTATTGAAGGCCCGCCTGTTCGGTGGCGCGGCTGTGTTCATCGGCACCGGTGAGCGCGACACGGCCTCAGTGCTAAAGCCTGATCGCGTGGGGAAGGGTGGAATCAAGTACCTGACCGTCATGACTCGGCGCCAACTGAGCCCAACCGAGATCGAGCAGGACCCCCAAAGCGAACGCTTCGGCAAGCCCAAGGCCTACCGCCTCCCTGGCAGCGAGGTCGAGATTCATCCGTCCCGCCTGGTCATCTTCATTGGCGCGCCGCATCCAGACCCTGAGCTGGCGCTGGGTTGCGGTTTCGGCTGGGGTGACTCGGTGCTGCTGGCTGCCATGCCCGCGGTACGTCACTACGACGAGACAGTCGCCAACGTAGTGAGCCTGGTCTATGAGGCCAAGATCGATGTGATCAACATCCCCAACCTCATGTCCAGCATGCAGGACAAGAACTATGAGCGGCAGTTGCTGGAGCGCCTGCGCCTGGCAGCAACCGCCAAAGGCATCAACGGGACGCTGATCCTCGATGGCCTGGAGACACACAGTTCCAAGTCGGCCAGTTTCAGCACGCTACCCGAGGTAATCGCCAAGACTGAGCAGGGCGTGGCGGGGGCGTTCGATATCCCCGGCACGCGCATGTTCGGCCAGTCCTCCACGGGCCTGGGCGCCAACGGCGAAGAGAACACCCGCAACTACTACGACAACGTCGCCTCACGCCAGAAGCTTGAGATCAAGCCGGCCATGAGCCTGTTGGACGAGTGCCTGATCCGATCCTCCCTGGGCAGTCGGCCGAAGGAAGTCCACTACGTCTGGGCGCCACTGTGGCAGGCCACGGCGAAGGAAAGGGCCGACATCGGCAAGACCACGGCAGACACCATCAAGGCTCTCAAGGATTCGGGTCTGTTCCCTGAAGAGGCCCTGTCGGCTACCGCAGTTAACCTGCTGGTGGAGCTGAGCGTCATGCCTGGCCTGGAAGCGGCCATCGAGAAGTACGGCAACGAGATGCCCGATGGCGAGGAGGGTGAGGACTTGCCCGAATCAGCAGCATCCGCGCCAGCACCGAAAAAACTGGTCACCGATGCCGCGCCGCGCACCCTGTACGTGTCGAGGAAGGTCGCCAACGGTGCCGAGATAATCGAGTGGGCCAAGTCGCAGGGCTTTGAATCAACTGTCCCTGCTGCTGACCTACACGTCACCGTCGCCTACAGCCGCAACCCGGTTGATTGGATGAAGGTCGGCGAGTCATGGTCGGGCGATGGCAAGGGGCAGCTCAAGATTGCACCGGGTGGTGCAAGGCTGATCGACAAGTTCGGTGAAGGCGCTGTGGTGCTGCTGTTCAACAGCTCCGAGCTGTCATGGCGGCACGTTTCCATCGTCGAGGCAGGCGCCTCGTGGGACTGGCCGGATTATCAGCCTCACATCACTTTCACCTACGATCCCGGCAGCGTCGATATCGACAAGGTCGAGCCATACCGTGGCGCGATTGAGCTGGGCCCTGAGATCTTCGAGGAGCTAGCCCCATGATCTTCACCGACTCCGTGCCGATCACGGGTGTACGGCGCACCGAGGACGGCTACCTGGTAGCTGAAGCACGGGTAGCGCGAACGGGCATTCAGGATTACCTGGGCACCGAGATCGATCCCGACAATGAACACGGTCTGCGCGACAAGCCAATCGTTCGTGTGTACCGGCCTGAAAGCGCGGTCTTTCACAAGGACGCGATGCACTCCTACGCATACCGGCCCATGACCAACGGCCACCCGGGCGGCGATGGTGTCACCTCCAAGAACTGGAAGGACGTCGCCATCGGCCAGACCGGTGGAGAAGTCGTGCGCGACGGGCAGTTCGTCAAGGTGCCCCTGGTGCTGATGGATGCCAAAGCCATCGAGGACTACGAGGCCGGCAAGCGTGAGCTGTCCATGGGCTACGGCGCCGAAGTCGTGTTTCAGGATGGCGTTTCCCCAGACGGCGAGCAGTACGACTGCTACCTGGGCCCCATGAAAATGAATCACCTCAGCCTTGAGCATCGCGCTCGGGGCGGCGAGCAGCTTCGCATCGGTGACAACCAACCAAACACCCCCAAAGGAGGCCATGACATGGCTGACACACTGCGTACGGTCATCGTTGATGGCCTGTCCGTCCAGACGACCGACCAAGGCGCCCAGGCGATCGACAAGCTGACCAAGCAGCTGGACGATGCCGGGGTAAACATCAAATCCCTGACCGACGCGCACACCGCTGCGCTGGCGCTGAAGGATGGCGAACTGGCGAAGAAAGACGCCGAGATCGACGCCCTCAAGGCCAAGCAGCTCAGTGACGCCGACATCGACAAGCGCGTGAAAGACCGCGCTGACCTGATCACCAAGGCCAAATCCATCGCCGATGCCGACTACACCGGCAAAAGCGATGCCGAGATCCGCAAGGCCGTCGTGATCGCCAAGCTGGGTGATGCGGCTGTTGCCGGCAAGGCGGATGCATATGTCGACGCACGCTTTGAGATCCTGGTCGAGGATGCCGCCAAGCAGCCCGGCAATGACCCATTCCGCCAACACATGATTCAGCAGGACGGCAAGACCGTCGGCGATGAATCGGAAAAAGCGCGTCTGCAGATGATTGCCGACATGCAAACCGCCCACCTGCCGAAGGCATAAGGAGCACAGCAATGGCTACTTACCAAACCACGTACACCAACGCTCCAGCCAAGGGCGTGCCCGGCCTGGTTGCCAACGAAGAGAAGTGCAACAAGATCAGCCGAACCGTCTCGAGCGCTGAAGGCATCCCGTTCGGCGCTCCAGGATTCCGCGTGGCGGGTGCTGGCAACGACCACAAGATCGCTGCCACTGGCACCTTGTTCCTCGGCTTGGCCGTGCTGAACGCCGCGGTGCCGCCAGTTGCCCCCGGCTCGACTCTCGTCGATGGCTATCCGCAAGACTTCACTGGCGCGTTCATGACCGACGGCCAGATGTACGTCACCGCCGGCGCCGCTGTAGTGCCGGGCGATGACGTGTACTACGTCGCCGCCACCAACCGCTACGTGACGACCGCCGCCGCAGGTGCCGTGCTGATCCCAGGCGCCTTCTTCGACACCACGGGTGCGAATGGCGACATCGTCGAAATCTCCCTCAAACATCGGAGCGCTTAACATGCCTCAAGTTTTCGAAGACGCGCAGTCGGCGTTTCCGTTCGTTCTGGCGCAGGGCCGGAACATCGAGACCCGCATCTACACGCGCCGCTACCCGGCGTTCAACTACGCGGCAAGCATCCCGGTCGTGACCGAGGGCGCACCGTGGGCCATTGGCACCACCTTCTTCACCGTCGATACCGCCGGCGAAGCGAAGTTCCTGTCGGGCTCTGGCACCGACATGCCGTTCAACTCGGCGACCCATGACCAGGCATCGCACGACTTCGCCATGATCGGCTCCGGCTGGGAATGGAACCTGGAAGAAGTGAACCAGGCCCAGCTGTACGGCATCAACCTGAGCGGCACCAAGGCGGATTCCGCTGCCGACAAGGTCGAGCGCCTGCTGAACAGCATCGCTTTCGTGGGCAGCACCGAGAAGCGCTGGACCGGCCTGCTCAATGACGCCAACGTTTCCCGAGTGGACGCCGCGGCCACCGGCACCGGCAGCTCGACGTTCTGGTCCGCCAAGACTGTTGACCAGATCATGGCCGACATCAACGGTGTGCTGGGCTCGATCCGAACCAACACCGGCGAAGTTGAATGGGCTGATACCTTGCGCCTGCCGCCTGATGCCTTCCGCTACATCGCCACGGCGCGATTGGGCGTTGGTGACGGCATGATTACGGTGCTGGAGTACGTTCGGAAGAACAACATCTACACCGCTGAGACCGGCCAGCCGCTGGACATCGCGCCCCTGCGCGAGGCCCGCAACGCTTCCGCTGACGGTGGTGGTCGCCTGGTTGCGTACCGCAAGGACCCGGAAGTGGTTCGCTTCCACCTGCCGATGCCACGCCGCGTCCTGGCCCCGCGCCAGAAGTCCATCATGGGCTTCGAAACCGGGATCATTGCCCGCACTGGCGGTACCGAGATTCGTCTGCCGGGCGCCGTGGCGTACCTCGATGAAATCACCCCACCAGTAGCCTGATAGGAGGTCGCCATGAAAGTGACCAACAACTCCAAGGCGCTGCAAGGCGTTCACACCGCCATGGGCGTCGTGTTCATCGCGCCAGGCGAAACCAAGGACGTCGAACTCACGCCGGAAGGGCACAAAGGGGTCTCGCGCCTCTCCTTCCTGAGCGTGGAAGGCAAGGCGCCGGCTGGTGACAGCGACGAGCGCGCCGAGCTGTTCGCCAAGCTGAAGGACCTGGGCATCGATGCTGCTGGCAACAGCAAGACCGAAACCCTTCAGAAAAAGCTGGACGAAGCCTTGGCCGCCAAAGAGCACGCTGATGTGATCGCGCAGCTTACGGCGAAGGGTGTCGAGTTTGGCGAGAAAGACAGCCTGGAAGACCTTAAAGCCAAGCTGGCTGCAGCTCAGTAACCCCCGCAAAACCCGGAGCGCACGCCGCTCCACCTATTC